GACGCGGGGATCAAGTTTAAGAAGAAGATCGTGCCGCAAAACTACCTTGACAACCATAAGATCTCGATTCGGGTGCAGGCGAAGAGCCTCGTGAAGGAGAGCATGGGCCGCAAGCAGGCGGAGGTGATTGAGAAGCTTGGGACCCTGGCGAAGCTGTTTCCGCAGATCTTTGTGCTTAACCAGGAGGACTACTTCAGCCAGTACAGCAACGCCTACGGGGACCCGCCAGCCAAGTACCTAAAGCGATTGGATGATTTCAACAAGCAGAAGAAGCAGATGCAGGAGCAGCAGCAGACCCAGGCCGAGGAGCAGGGCCTTGAGGCGGAGGCGCAGGGCATGATCGAGGAGGGGGTTCAGCAGGTTGAAAGCGAGGAAGGCGGGGAGGGGGGTGAGGGAGCATGAGATCATACACGCTAGACATTGAGAAGGTTGTTGGTGAGTTGATAACCAATGGCAAGGTTAGACAGGCAACGATGTTTCTTGATCCAAAGATGGTAATCACCGCCACGAGGCGGACGTTTAAGGGAAAGATTCTTCAACGTGGAAACATCGAGATCATCTTGAAGATTGGCAAGCCGAACCATGCGGAGCGCGAGTTCATCAAGCGGCGCAAGAGGGCCGGGGAGAAGTTTCCCGTCAAGAAGATTCAGCTTAAGCCACTCAGGAAAATAAAATGAGGAAGCTATTGATCAACATCTTGTTTAGGCTGATTGACCGCAGCGAGACCTACGGCGGCATCAATGACGAGCAGATCGTGGACTGGCTTGCCAGGCAGTGGCAGCAGCCGGGGTTTCGGGAGTACTTCAGGAAGCGCGACCTGCAGATCTTGAAGGCCATTGGCACGGGGCTTGACCAGCGAGCCTACGACTCATATCTCGGGCAGCGGCTTGAGCTGCTCTACCTGCTTGAGAAGAGCGACAGGGCCTTTAGGGCCGTGAGCGCGCACAAGAAGAAGATGGAGGACTTAACCAATAAAGGCGGAAAATAACATGAAGACACTAAGGCTAAGAAACTATCACCTGATTGGCACGTTTGAGGCACCGAGCCTGCAGGCCTGGCTTGAGGGGCTGAAGCTTTATGGGCCAGCAAGCCGCGCCAGGACCAGGTTTATTCGGCTTTTGGGAGACCGGATCGCGGAGATCAACAATACCCGGAGCGAGCTTTTAGAGAAGCATGCGGCCCGGGACAAGAGGAAGAACATCATCTACCTGGTGGGTGAGATAGACCAAAAGACCAAGAAGCTCGAGATGAAGGAAACCACTGATCCGACCCCGGCGCAGAACAAGCGCTACAAGATCAAGGATGATGTGCTTTTCAACAAGGAGTGGAATGAGTACATCCAGGAGGGCGTGATGCTTGACGTGACGCCGAGCACATCTGAGATCATCTATGGCACCCGGGACCTGGTGCTGAGCACCGAGCAGGAATTTTCTGGCCACGCGGCGGTATTATATGATGAGTGGTGCGAGGCCTTTGAGGCCATCAAGGGCTCTGACTCAGAAAAAAAAGATCAAGATAAAAATAAAGACTAAGGCCCACGCGAGATCGAGGGGCGGAGCCTGGACGTTGGATCCTGTCCGGCGTGAGATCATTTGCTCCGCCTTCGATCGAGCGCTGGATGGGACCGAGTGTCTTGTGAATCGCGAGAGGGGTGTGTTTCTAGAGGAAAAGATGATAAGGATTATCTTTCTCTCTCGCGGCCCGCAAGGGAAGCTCTAACCTCTAACAACTGGCAAGACCCTGCCAGGTTAAACAACAGGGTTTTATAAAATGGAAGAGATCAGAACACTTGGCTTTAAGCAGGGAGAGGCTCAAGCTCCCGCCGGAGATGGCCAGCCGGAAAACAAAGAGAGCACCGCCGTCTCTGAGCTCGAATCAGAGGCCGAGAAGCTCAAGGTTGTCGAGGAAGACGACCAAGACGCTTTTAAGCCGATTGAGGAGGATGACGAGAAGGTGGTTTTGCCAAAGGATCAGTTCGAGAAGCTGAAAAGCGATCGGCAAATCTACAAGGACGGCCTGCTTGGCCTGAAGGGCAAGATCAAGGAGGTAAAGGCGAAAGCCACCGTGGAGCAGCCGACGAAGACTGATCAGGGCGCTGAGAAAAAGCAGGAAGATGGAGGCGATGCCCCGTTGACACGCGGCGAGCTCAACCAGCTTGAGGAGCAAAAGGCCCTCAAGGAGATTGAGCAAGACCAATTCAACGACGAGCACTTCGCTGAGATTCTTCCGTTTTACAAGGCGCCGCAGAAGGACAAACTCGTCATCGCAGGCGAGCTCACTGAGGCCTGGAAGGACGCCCGTGCGGCATTTATCGCGCGGAACCCGGACAAGGCCCCCAAGGAAACCGACGCTGACAAGCGCTCGATCCTTGGCGTTGAGCGCGCCCCGCAGGTTGGCAAGGGTCCAGACGGCAAGGCGGCCCAGGAGCAGAAGGGCGGGGTCCTGCCCAAGAAAACTCCTGTCCAGGAGTGGTATAGATAAGGTCGGCGCTTCTGGGTTAATTTAACTCAAATCCAATTTCAGATATGTTCAATCCAATTCGATATGATTCAGGAAAGCTGATCACAATTGTCGCTGGCACCGTGTCAAGCACGACCATCACCAAGGGCGATGCGCTTGACTGGGCCTCTGGCTACCTGCAACGCGCTACGTCCTCCTCGACCGAGGTTCGCCTCGTGGCGATGGAAGACAAAACGACGGGCGCAGGTGCTCATGAAGACATTCTGTGTATCATCACCGAGGGAGTTCAGTTTGAGGCCGACATGGCGGGCAACTCCGCCGCGACGGATCGCGGAACATACAAGGATTTGACTGATCACGATACAGTTAATGACGACGCTTCTACCACCGACGTGTTTTACGTTATGGACACGGTGGGCGCGGCTGCTGACAAAAAGGTCATCGGCTACTTCGTCAATAACATCGCCTAACTAAATGCCTATTACAACTTCTGATTTTACCGCCTTGACTGACGACCTTCAGTCCATCTTTAACGAGGTGGCAAAGCGAAAGGTCAGTGATAACGTCGGCTTCCAGGTCTTCAACGTGTTCGACACAAGTCGCCGAACATACGACCACCTGGTTTTGCATGGGGTGTCTGGCATCAAGGAGGTAGCACAGGGACAAGATCTGCCGAAGGTTCTCGGTGAGCAGGGTGATGACATCACCTGGACTCAGCGGTATTTTGGCGCGATCGTAGACATCACCAAGGCGATGCGAAAATTTGATCTGTATAACCAGATCGAATCTGTCGTGCGGTCAATTTCTGATGACGCGTTTGACAAGGTGGATCAAAGCCTTGCCGACAAGCTGATCAATGGGTGGAGCACCTCATATGTCGATGTGTATGGGGCGACCGTTTCCGGCCTTGGCCCAGATGGCCTTGCGCTGTTTTCAGCGGTCCACTCTAATCCCGTGACGTCTCGGACATTCTCTAACATTATCTCTGATGGCACCAACACGAACCCGGCGCTTTCGCGTCAGGCGATCGTGCACATGCGAGCGCAGGGCCTAAAACACAAGGACCCAAACAACCTTGTGAGGTCAATAAATTATGACACGCTCGTGATAAGCCCAGAGCTAGAGGATTTTGCCGAGCGGATCTGTGGTTCAGAATATCTGCCAGGCTCAGCCAACAATGATCGAAACCCTCTCAAGGGGAAAATGAAGATCGTTGTTTGGCCGCGGGCAGCGCTTGCTGCCAACGGTACTGATGCTGATGCCTACTGGTATATGCTCGACTCCGCTGGGATCAATGAGACCCTAAATTGTCTCTTTGCCGAGAGGCCGTCGCTTGACGCCCCAGAGCAAGTTTATGAGAACAAGAACTGGGAATACTCGATTGATTTCTTTTACGCGGTCGGGCACGGATATCCTGCTTACATTGCCGGCTCCAAGGGTGATAACAGCTAGTCTTGAGTGATTTTTATATCCGCCATAAAAGCGGTCGGTCTCCGGGAGAGCCGTTAAGTCTCCCGGCTAAGTCGTAAATTGAGATAAGCCATGAACAATTCAACTCCAAATTGGGGAAAGCTCGTTCGTGAGAACCGGGTGAAGGCACCTGGGATCCCGTGGACGGATGACGAGCTCAAGGCCATTCATGAGAAGAAGATGGACCCAGAGGACGTGCGCAACGGTTTTCTCGATCAGGCCAATGTTGAGGAAAGTAAAAAGGAGGATGAGCTGCCAACGCGGTATTGGAACAAGGCGAAGCTCATTGCGACTGCCAAGGAGATGGGCCTTCAGTTTGATGAGAGCGCCGCAACCAGGGGCGACTTGATTCTTGAGATCGAGCAGCAGCTTGAGCGAGATGCGAGCGCTGAGGGGAAAACAGGCGGTGAGGATGCCGAAAAATCATTGGGGGACAAATAATTTGTATAACTTGTTGGCTATCATTTAGACCTGGCAAGGGCGCTTGCCTGGGAAAATAGATTGGTAGCTGCAACGCAAAAAAATGGGAACAACTAATTTTGACAAGATTGACGTCGATGCCATCAAGGTCTCAACTGAGACGGTGGCGGCGGCCAACACAATCTCAGCAGACGAGTGTGGAAAGACATTTTTCTTAAGCTCTGCGACGGAGTTTGCCTCAACGCTTCCAGCGCCGGCTGCAGGCCTTCGCTTCACATTCATCGTGGCGGCGGCACCATCTGGGGCTGACTATACCATCACCACAGCTGGGTCATCAAACATTGTTAAGGGTCAGGTCTACACACTTGACATAAACTCAGCCACCGATCCTGATCTTGAGACCTCTGGTGGCGACACCGTGTCGTTTGTTGACGGGGTAGCGGTCGCGGGAGACCGGGTCGAAGTATTTTGTGATGGGACAAACTGGTTTGCCTATGGGTATTGCTCAGTTTATAATGCGATCACCATCACCACGGCATCTTAATCATTAACCTAAACTAAAATGCAAAATATATCTTTTGCGGTTAATGACCCTGGGATCGTTGATGGGGTGTTGATCCACGATCAGATAACTGCCGACGTGGCGGTTGGCGATGCTAAGGCAATTGGATGCGTGGGAGCTAAAAACATTTCAATCACCATCACCGAGGGTGGCACCGTGCTTAACAGGTCCGGGGACTTCACCTTTTTTGTGAGCGTTGACGGGACAAACTTTTATGCCTACAGCATGATGATTGACAATGTCACGAATTCAAACGTCCAGACCATCACACGCGTGGCATCAAAAACGCGCGCGGCCGCGGGGACAGATGTTTTATTCTTTACCCCGGAAACGCTTGGCGGAATTACGCATTTCAAGGTCGTCGTCGACGTGACGGATGGTGGCACGCCCACCGGCTGGTTTACGGTCAAGGCAGCAATTAAGTTTTAACCTAAAATAACATGGCAGCATTTAACAAGTTTCAGCCGTTTGTGGAGGCGGTGGCGGAGAAGCTCCACAACCTCGGGTCAGACCAGCTGAAGGTGGCCCTGACAAACTCGGCCCCGGCAGCGGCCGATGGGGTGCTGACAGACATCACTGAGATCACGTACACGAACTGCTCAAGCCGAAACGTGACGACCTCAACCTCGGCGCAGACCTCTGGCACCTACAAGCTGGTGTGCGCGGACCTCACCCTGACCGCGTCTGGCGGCTCGGTTGGGCCGTTTCGCTACGTGGTGCTCTACAATGACACCGCGGCCTCGAAGAACCTGATTGGCTATTATGACTATGGGTCAAGCATCACCCTCGCCGACACTGAGCAGCTGAACATTGACTTTGACGGCACAAACGGCGTTCTGACGATTGCCTAATAATCATTAACTTGATTTTCAGATGGCTGACGCAAAGATAACCGCGTTGACGGAGCTGACCTCGGCGGCAGGCGTTGACCTGTTTGCCATCGTTGACGACCCGGCGGGAACACCCNTCACCAAGAAGATCTCGCTTTCAAACATCATCAAGGCGATGAACAAGGGGGCGCTTGTCGTCGCCAGCTCGACCGCCTCAAACACGGTGGGGGCAGATTACATCTGCGACGGCACCGCCGATGACGTTGAGATCCAGGCGGCCATCAACGCGCTTGACACCACAGGCGGCGTTGTCCTTTTACTGCCCGGCACCTATGTGCTGACGGCAGCGCTTGACTTTACCGGCAACGACAACACCGACACNGAGGCGTGCGTGCAGCTTATCGGGTCTGGGGTGACAGCAACCATCCTGCAGGGGGCGAACAACGTTGACGTGATCAGCATCACGGGAAGCTCAAAGCTGGTGATCGCTGACTTTAAGATGCTTATCAGGGGCACCGGGGACGGCATAAGCTCAACCGAGGGGGCGACCACCCATCGGGCATTTTGGCTTTCAGAGTTTAGAAACCTTCACATTGTTGAGTATGACACGGCGGCGACTGGCTGGGCGTTGAATCTTGGCTCGCCGTTCAGAAGCACCTTCAAAAACATTGACACCTATTGCCACGCGGGGATCAAGCTTTTTTCAGAGCATGCGTCCTTTAACCCGGGCGACTGCACCTTTGATCGGGTGTTCGTGGAGCTGACAGGCACCGACACGGTGGCATATCACATCAACTCGGCCACAGGCCTTGGCTCGATGAACCAGATTCGCTTTAACATGATTGAGGGTTATGGCGTGGCGGGGACGACAAAGATGATTTTGCTTGACGGTGCGGCGGGTGTTAACCACTGTGAGTTTCGAGGGGTAAACGCGGAGAACTTCAACATGATCCTTGACGTTGACTACGGCACGGGGAACTCATTTGAGTTCAACCACGTCTCGGTTGCTGGTACGACCCCGATCTTTTTCAGGACCCAGGCCGATGCCTACAGCAATCACGTGCGACGGGCAGGCGACGTGTATGTTGATGCGACG